GATAAAACCTAAACAAAAAATTTCAAATTTTTAGATTATTTTAGTTTTTTTGGTGAATAATAGTTTATTCTGCCATGCTGTTCGATAAAAGAATATGTAACCTGCCCCCCGAACCTACCTTACTGCCTATTTCCGCATGCAATTTCAAGAACTCTTGCCCCTATTAAACGATAACAAAAATGGGTGCATATGTAACTATTTTCAGCCCACAAAAAAGCTGATTCTGCGGCCAGTGGCTGCAAATGCTCAAGCGCAGTATTAACTTATATGGTAAAATTACCTAATTTAAGGGCTTTTAGGGCGTTTTCCAAACAAAAAAAGGACTTAACCATTGTATCAATAGTCAAGTCCAAATATGCCTAACCACCGTACTGTTGATACAATAAACGGTTGTCTTTGAATGGGTGCAAACAGGTGCATTTTAGAGTTTGCACCCAGTTTTCTACTCTCTTTACTTCGACGGATGAAAATTTCATATAGAAGAAAAAAATCCATGGCGACAACTGCTTTGCAATCAACGCGCTTTTCTGGCTAATTCGATTCAAAATATGTACATCCGATACACATACCATTGGTAATTTTCATGTCATTTGTGAATTGTGTTCGTCAAGTAAAAATGTTAGCAAAAGGTCCCCGAAAAGGTTAGTACCTTGGAGCACCTAATTTGTTGTTTGTGTATGCATCGTCGAGGCCCTTGTGGGGGCCAAACAGGTCGGGACCCAATGCTCACATTTTGGAGACCCACGGGGCCTAACAGGTCGGGGCCTAACGCTCACATTTTGGAGCGCCTTTTCAGCGAGTGCGCTGGCGCTGCATGGATTGTGTAAGCCGGTAGCTTTCGCCGGAGAAGATTACAATGTGAGAATGGTGGATTAGTCGGTCAACTAAAGCCAAAACTCTTTTATCATTTTCTTTTGCATGTTTAGTAACACCTATAAGAGTGTCCACCGCTTCGGGTATACCTACACTATTTGCCTTACGTATGTACGGTAAATCTTCATTATTATATATTGTTTGAGCAGCACTAACCAAAGATGGCAAAGGCACATATTCACCAGCTAACCAATCCTCTAAATCTATTTCACGACTATTGGCATTGCTCTCAAAATAATGAGTCTGATTTATTGATCTTGTCTATATAGAAAATGTTCGCTATTATCAGCATAGCATATAACTAAAACTTTATCAGGATTCTGTATAATGAATTTGAATTGCTCCGAAGCTGTATCTTCTGTTGTGCCTATGGAAAACACTCCTTCATTAAAATAGAAATGACCAGTTGCATTTGCAGGTGTATTATAAGAAAACCAATAAGAATCATCTTGTTTTGTTACTACAAAATAATATGTATTAGTTTCATCTATCCAACTGCCGGTTAGATATTCTATTGCTGTAAATGGATTGTTAATTACAATATCGGAGGCATCTTCGAAACCTATCAAATCAATGGCGGAATTCTTATTGCTTTCAAACACACCGCCGTTTCGTGCGAAGATTAATGTCAAGTAATCGAGGCTGCGTTCATACTCTCCCAAAGCATCAAAAGTTGAAAAGGCGTCGCCAAACTTATCGTGTCTATAAGCTATCTGACCCATTTCATACATTTTTTTGTTTAGCTCATCTAAAACCGGATTCGGTACGGTTGACTGTTTTAATTGGTTATATGCTTCAACAGCTTCAGAGACTTCGCCCTTTTCTGCATGTGTACCAACATCGGCATAGGCATATTTATCGGGTATCAATGTTTTGGCAAATGGAATTGTGACGAAAAAACTTTTCGCATCTGAAAACCGACCTTCATTTAAAGCTTCATTTGCTGAAAAGTACGTCACTAAAAAAAATATAAATAATGCAGCAGTAATTACGGACACAATTTTCGTAATTCTATTTTTGCGGTTTTCTTTCGTTCTGGAGAGAGGTTCTTCAAAAGGTAAGCCTTGGTTATCTTGTGAAGACGTATCGGCTGAATCTTGAATAGGATTCTTAAAATCGAAAGTCTCCTTTGACTCATTAGTTTTTGAAAAATTGTCTTCATATTTATTAGCCTCTTTTTCTTTTGCAAAAGTATCTGGCCCAAAACTGTTCTCGCCATTCGATGTTATAGACGAAGTAGTGGTGCTATTAACTCTCTGAACTTCTTCAACTTTTGTATTAATAAGAAAAACTGTAAAGAAGTTTAGAGTATTATCTTTATTTGCTTTTGAACTCTCTGGCGAAACACCAACAAAAAGTGTCTCTGTATCATTCTCGTCTAAAAAAATGGCGCAGCCATTCTTGTCTTTAAATCCTAAAGATAAACACTGGTCTTGAGTCTTAACAACTAAAGTTTTATCGAATCAATCTCGCTTGCCTGATCCGATAGCATCTGATTCTGATATGCTATTTCTCGTTCCAATTCTCTTTGTTTTTCAACCTGATTTGTATACTTTTTGGAAATGGCCAAAGAAAAGATAATCAATCCAAGCATAACAGCGGCCATTCCAATTTGGATTATCTTTTGACTTTTTCCTATAGCAATTACATCTGCTTGCTTTTCATCATTTGGATCTGGAGCGTGAGATTACACAACTTATTAAGTCGGTAACAGACCTAGAGTACCAAACTATTCTGGAGAAAAGGTATTTGTGCTTCCAGACTTGGGAGGCCATTGCCGCCGAAATGCAATACGATATCCGTTGGCTCTATCGTTTGCACGGCAGAGCACTGGAGGAAGTACAGAAGATTTTGGATAAAGCGGCATGATCATTTCAACTCGCCACCAAAAGCCATTGAAGTACAGTATCCATTTCTGATATGATTAAGATAGGAAAATAGCATAGAGGACGGCCTTCATGGGAGCAAAATCCTGTGAGGGCTTTCTTTATGCCCGAAAAGCGAGGTGATCCCATTGCCATACAAACCCAAGCGACCATGTTCCTATCCCGGCTGTCCTGAGCTGACATACGGTAGGTTCTGTGAGCAGCATGCTAAAGAGGAGTCGAAACGTTATGAGAAGTACGACCGCGACCCTGCCATACGCAAACGCTACGGCAGAGCGTGGAAACGAATACGCGACCGCTATATAAGCATCCATCCACTGTGCGAGCAGTGCATGAAGGAAGGTCGCATAACACCCGCTGAGGAGGTACACCACGTCCTGCCTCTCAGTCATGGCGGTACCCACAGTGAGGACAACCTGATGGCCCTCTGCAAGTCCTGCCACTCGCGCATCACTGCTGAGATGGGTGATCGTTGGAACAAGAAAGCACAAGATGTAGTGAGATAGAGAGTGGACATAACAACATGTAGCGTTATACACCCTCTGTGAGGCTCTACAAGGCCCTAGGAGCGCTTCTGGGTTTTAGCGTGTCTACACACCTGAAACGCCGTGCAAGGCCCCTGGGGTATCTCTATCTCTGTCAGAAAAGATTTTAGAACCGGGCGGGTGCAACGACGCTTAAAAACCCTGGTTCAAACAGGGGATTAAACCCTGATACAGGAGGAGGTGACTTATATGGCAAAGGATGGAACAAACAGGGGCGGACGCCGCGTGCGTGCTGGAGATAAACCTGAGCCCCTGGCAGATAAAATTATGGCGGGAAAGTCTGCCTCGGTACTGGAAGTACCCGACCTACAGCCGGAATCGGAATTGGAGGTGGACGAATTGGAAGATACAGCAGATTTGCTTGGTGAGGACATGCCCGCACCGAGTGAGTACCTCAGTGCAAGACAGAGGGACGGAAAACCGCTTGGAGCTGATGCGCTGTATGCTGAGACGTGGAAATGGCTAAAGGAACGTGGGTGTGAGAAATTCGTCAATCCCCGCCTGATTGAAGCTTATTCACAGGCGTTTACACGCTACATTCAATGTGAAGAAGCTATTAGTACTTATGGCTTTCTTGGAAAGCACCCTACCACGGGCGGGGCGATTGCCAGCCCCTTCGTTCAGATGAGCCAGTCGTTTCAGAAACAGGCAAACCTCATCTGGTATGAGATTTTTGACATCGTGAAACAAAACTGCACCATAGCATTTGTCGGAAACCCACAGGACGACATTATGGAAGCTTTGCTTTCGAGTAGGAAGGGATGATAGGAAGATATGAACACAACAGAACGCTTTGAAAAAGTGGATATTGAAAAGCTGGTGCCCTATGCAAGGAATGCAAGAACTCATAGCAAAGAGCAGATTCTTCAGCTTCGAGCCAGCCTTCGTGAGTTTGGTTTTATAAACCCGATCATAGTGGACAAGGACTTGAACATTATTGCCGGGCATGGTCGAGTTCTTGCTGCCAAAGAGGAGGGCATAACAGCGGTCCCCTGCGTATTTGTCGAACATCTGACTGAAGCCCAGAAGCGAGCCTACATAATAGCTGATAACCGTCTTGCCATGAACGCAGGATGGGATGCAGAAATGTTGTCTGTAGAGCTGTCGGAATTACAGGGGGTAGACTTTGATGTTTCCCTCCTCGGCTTTGACGAGGCGGAGCTCAATAAGCTCATGGGTAACTTAGAGGATGTCAAGGATGACAACTTCGATGTGGAGGCCGCGCTGCAGAGACCTGCTATCACAAGACCCGGGGATCTTTGGCTTCTGGGAAATCACCGTCTTATCTGCGGAGACAGCACTAAAACAGAAACCTTTGATCTGCTCATGGACGGAAAAAAGGCAAACCTCGTGGTTACCGATCCCCCTTATAATGTAAATTATGAGAGCTCGGCAGGTAAGATTAAAAATGACAATATGGAAAACGAAGCGTTCTACACCTTTCTGCTATCGGCGTTTACGAACACCGAAGCTGTAATGGCGCAGGACGCTTCCATCTATGTATTTCATGCGGATACCGAGGGCCTTAATTTCCGTAAGGCATTCTCCGATGCCGGGTTTTATCTTTCCGGTACCTGCATCTGGAAGAAGCAGTCGCTTGTCCTGGGGCGCAGTCCTTACCAATGGCGGCATGAGCCCATTCTCTTCGGCTGGAAGAAAAAAGGGAAGCACAACTGGTATGCCGACCGTAAGCAGTCTACCATCTGGGAATTCGATAAACCTGGCAAGAACGCCGACCACCCGACGATGAAACCTGTACCGCTTGTTTCTTATCCTATCCTCAACTCAAGCCTGCCGAACTGCATTGTGCTCGACCCCTTCGGCGGCAGCGGCAGTACGCTCATAGCATGTGAGCAGACTGATAGGATTTGTTACACGATTGAGTTGGATGAAAAGTTCTGTGATGTTATTGTTAGACGGTATCACCAGAACTTTCCCGAAAAAGAGATCAAATGTAACGAAGTCACAGTAAACCCTGAATCTTTATGATAAAACATATAAAACAAGCCCAGCATAGAACTTGACAATTCCGGCAGGTAAGAGTTATAGATGTTTCTAACATAGAGAAAGGGGTTAGCACATGAGAGGCACAGCTTATTTTATAAAGTTTCCGTCCCGCATAGAAAATCTGTGGCGGCCTCATCTTTACGAAGAGAGACGCCCTTATGAGACGGTGGCAGAGGTTATAATCAGCAAAGTCGATTATGAGAACTTTATAACTGATCTTCGCGTCGAGCGTCAATTCTTGGAGGACAACGCCAACTTGTGTAACATTGACGGAGATGGTGTATGGCACTGCATTTTGGTCCAACAGCAAGAGGGCAGTGATGGTGTGCTGGTTATCCCGGATGCGGCGGGCTACGTTATTTGGGCCGCCTACCTTTGTAACATAGGACAATGAAGGGTCTCCTTAAGAGACTCTTTTTTGTTGTTGCTGAGAAAAATATCTTGAATATTTTGCAATTTCATAGTTCTAAATTTTAAAGGCTTGCCTCTGGCAGGCCATTTTTTATGCCAGTTTTGAAGGAGGCGGTGATTTGCGAAAACTGAAAAAATACAGCCCTACACAGTTTTTGGCCAAAGACTCCGTCTACGACAAGGCCGCAGCCGACTACGCTGTTGCGTTCATAGAAGCCCTCAAGCATACCAAGGGCACATGGGCAGGCAAGCCATTTGAGCTTATAGACTGGCAGGAGCAGATAGTACGAGACCTTTTTGGAGTTCTCAAGCCCAACGGCTATCGTCAGTTTAATACAGCGTATGTGGAAATTTCAAAGAAGCAAGGTAAGTCTGAGCTTGCTGCTGCCATTGCTCTGCTGCTTACCTGCGCTGATGGTGAGGAACGCGCTGAGGTCTACGGCTGTGCCGCCGACCGCCAGCAGGCGGGTATTGTCTTTGAGGTGGCAGCTGACATGGTGCGGATGTGCCCAGCACTCTCTCGGCGGGTGAAGATCCTCACTTCTTCTAAGCGTATTATTTACCTGCCCACCAACAGTTTCTATCAGGTGCTCTCGGCCGAGGCCTATTCCAAGCATGGCTTTAACATCCATGGTGTGGTCTTTGATGAGCTACATACCCAGCCCAACCGCAAGCTCTTTGACGTTATGACCAAGGGCTCTGGTGATGCCCGTACCCAGCCTCTGTATTTCCTCATCACCACAGCCGGGGATAACCAGAACAGTATTTGCTGGGAGGTACATCAAAAGGCTGTGGATATTCTGAAAGGACGAAAGCATGACCCAACCTTCTATCCGGTCATATACGGCGCTGCCCAGGAGGATGATTGGACAGACCCGAAGGTATGGAAAAAGGCAAATCCCTCTCTGGGCATTACGGTTGGTATAGATAAGGTAAGAGCAGCCTGTGAGTCAGCAAAGCAGAACCCCGCCGAGGAGAACAGCTTCCGTCAGCTTCGTCTAAACCAGTGGGTCAAACAGGCCATCCGCTGGATGCCCATGGAGAAGTGGGATGCCTGTGCCTTTTCCGTAGATGAGAAATCGCTTGAAGGACGGATGTGCTATGGCGGCCTTGACCTTTCCAGCAGCACAGATATTACCGCCTTCGTCCTGGTGTTTCCGCCGGAGGATGCGGATGACAAATATGCCGTTATGCCTTTCTTTTGGATACCGGAAGATAACCTTGATCTGCGTGTCCGGCGTGACCATGTTAACTATGACCTCTGGGAGAAGCAAGGCTTCCTTAAAACCACTGAGGGCAATGTGGTGCACTACGGCTTTATTGAAGCGTTTATTGAGGAACTCGGCACCAAATACAACATCCGGGAAATTGCTTTTGACCGCTGGGGCGCAGTACAAATGGTGCAGAACATGGAAAGCCTCGGCTTTACGGTTGTCCCGTTCGGTCAAGGCTTCAAGGATATGTCCCCTCCGACAAAGGAACTGATGAAGCTGACCCTGGAGCAGAAGCTCGCCCACGGTGGGCATCCCGTTCTGCGCTGGATGATGGATAACATCTTCATCCGTACCGACCCGGCAGGCAACATCAAGCCGGACAAGGAGAAGTCTACCGAGAAGATCGACGGTGCTGTTGCGACCATTATGGCCCTTGACAGGGCAATTCGCTGTGGCAACGGTGCCGCCGGCGCGAGTGTTTATGATGAACGGGGTTTGTTGGTGCTGTAGTTTTTGCTTTATCATGACGAACCTGGGCTGATTGTGCTGCAGTTTACCGGGCAAAAATAATTCAACCACAGATAGTTAATTGATTTTTTCCCATGCCTCATTGCGCTTGGCATTATTACCCATTGGTGGGCTTATGGTTTTGGCCTTTTCTGCGTCAATGCAGATGTAGTATTTGTTATTGCCGCCTGTTACAACATCACCCAGGCTATAGCTATTGCCGGAAGTATAAGAAGGTGTGTTCTCGGGTGTTACTTTTTGCCAAAACTCTGCGTTTGGTGGCTCTACTTTTGTATCTTTAAGACATCTGTATAAATCCCCTTTATATTTCTTAATAGACCCAACTTTGAAACTGTTTCCATTCGAATCTTCCGGAGATTCAGGTGTTTCCCCCTCCGAGCCAGCCCCATCATCCTGCGAATCATCATGCAGGCTACAAAGAATCTCCTGCGCCCCGTCTTTTACAGAGTACACCCCATTAGACGGACAGCCAGGACCGTGATGTGCAACGAAATCCGAAAGTGAAGAGACTTCAATCCCCTCACCACCACTCACCCTTACCATGACATCTTCCACCTGGTACGCATGCAGCAATTCGCTGCGATTACTTCGGCATACTGCTTCCCGAGATTTTTCAACATATTGTATGTAGGTCGGAACAAGCACAACCGCCAAAATGCCCAGAATGGCAACTACGACAAGAAGCTCAATTAGGGTGAAGCCGCGGTTGGCATTCCTTTGCATATTTTTATTACTAGCCATTGACGCCCCTCTGTAATTTAAAAAACATAAAAATTTCTATTTGTCTATTATTTTAACATCAGAAGTCGGATATTACAATCATTTTTGAGGAGGATATAAGCAGTGCCCAGATTAAGAAATCTATTCCGTTCCCGGGACAAGCCCCAAAACAGCTTAAACGGCAGCCGATACAGCTTCTTCTTCGGAGGAACAACTTCCGGCAAGGCAGTCACGGAACGTTCTGCCATGCAGATGACGGCGGTCTACTCCTGTGTCAGGATCTTATCTGAAACTCTGGCCGGCCTGCCTCTCCATGTTTACCGCTATAGCGAAGATGGTAAGGAAAAAGACCTCACCCACCCCTTATACCGCCTGCTCCACGATGAGCCCAACCCTGAGATGACCTCCTTCGTGTTTAGAGAAACACTGATGGGTCATCTTCTTTTATGGGGTAATGCCTATGCCCAGGTCATCCGTAATGCCAGAGGTGAGGTCGTTGCTTTGTATCCCCTAACGCCTAACAGAATGACCGTTGACCGGGATAAGAACGGAAGCCTCTATTACACCTATCTGCGCAGTGAGGGGGATAGCCCATCCCTCGGTAAAAGCAGTCAGGTCATTCTTGCGCCCTCGGATGTGCTGCACATCCCCGGCTTGGGCTTTGATGGCTTAGTCGGCTACTCCCCCATAGCCATGGCCAAGAACGCCATCGGCCTTGCCATTGCAACAGAGGAGTATGGGGCAAAGTTCTTTGCCAACGGCGCCGCGCCCGGCGGTGTGCTGGAGCACCCAGGCACCATTAAAGACCCGCAGAAAGTAAAGGAAAGCTGGAACTCTGCGTATCAGGGAAGTTCAAATGCTCACCGTGTGGCGGTGCTGGAGGAGGGGATGAAATACCAGCCCATTGGTATCTCCCCTGAGCAGGCACAGTTTCTTGAAACCCGTAAGTTCCAAATAAATGAGATTGCTCGGATTTTCAGGGTGCCGCCTCACATGGTAGGTGACCTTGAGAAGTCGAGCTTTTCAAATATTGAGCAGCAGTCCCTGGAGTTTGTAAAGTACACCCTCGACCCCTGGGTTATCCGCTGGGAGCAGTCCATGTACCGGGTGCTGTTATCTGAGAGTGAGAAGAAGGACCACTTTATTAAGTTTAATGTGGATGGCCTGCTGCGTGGAGATTACCAAAGCCGCATGAACGGGTATGCAATCGGTATTCAAAATGGTTTCATGTCACCCAATGATGTGAGAATGCTAGAGAACCTGAACCGCATCCCGGTAGAACAGGGGGGCGATCTGTACCTCATAAACGGCGCCATGACCAAGCTCGAGGATGCCGGTGCGTTCGCAGATACATTTAATAATAAAGGAGGCCCTGATGAAAAAACAGAAAAGCAAGCCCGAGCGCCACGCTGAGATATGCGGTGTGCTCAATAACGCTACAAACGGAGGATTTTTATGGGAGTAACAACACAGGCGAAAAGCCCTAAGTTCCCACAGAAGAAAGTGGAAAGATTCTGGAACTGGGTGCGGGATGAAGAGACAGGTCAGCGCACCCTTTACCTGGATGGCGTAATCGCTGAGGAGAGTTGGTTTGATGACGATGTCACCCCAAAGGTGTTCAGAGATGAGCTGTTTGCCGGTGAGGGAGACATTACCATCTGGCTGAATAGTCCCGGTGGAGATTGTGTCGCAGCAAGCCAGATATACTGCATGCTCATGGACTACCCGGGGAACGTAACCGTCAAGATAGACGGGATCGCGGCTTCAGCGGCAAGCGTTATAGCGATGGCCGGGACTGAGGTGCTGATGTCACCAACCTCGCTTATGATGATCCACAATCCGCTGACCGTTGCAATAGGCGACAGCGAGGAAATGCAGAAAGCCATCGCTATGCTCTCTGAGGTCAAGGAGAGTATCATCAACGCTTATGAGATTAAGACCGACCTTTCAAGAGCAAAAATATCCCAACTCATGGATGCGGAGACCTGGCTTAACGCCAACAAGGCCATAGAGATGGGTTTCGCGGACGGTGTCC